TGAACAATTCATCAAGTGTACCGAGCTTGAGCGTAATGCGTACATCAAGGCGTTGCGTGAGATCGGCTGGACACTTGAGTCGGTCGGATCTGCAACGGGACTTACCCGCGAGCGTATTCGTCAGATCACAGTTGCAGTTCCACTGGCCGAGGCGCTCAAAGTCGCAACCGCAGGTTATCCTCTTCCTCACCCTCCGGTGTATGAAGAGAAGTCTACCCGTGAATTCATTGAGCCTTCCGAAGAAACGCTAAAGCGTCTACTTGAGCTTCAGCCCTATGCGCAGCAGGTGCGCTCGTACGGTAAGGCTTTTCGTCAAGAGGCCGAGGAATACACCTGGCTTCTAAATTATGCGCACGTTACTGAGGGTGTAACTCTCTATCGTCTCGCAAAGCGTCTAGGCGTCACACACGGCGCTATTCGTTTTAGACTTGTGCGTTACGGTTACAAGACTGCATCACATGGATTATCAAAGGCATACACCGCGATTCTCCCTGAGAATCGTCTGCCGATTGACGAGATCTCAAGTGACAAATCATAAGCGCAAGTTTGATCCACAAAACAAGAGACTAGACGGTATTATTGCACTAGTACTTCTTATGTTTGTTTTGCCGATAGTTGCAGTGACTGTGATGAACATATTCTTTGGACTAGGAAGATAATTGGCTAAATCATTTATGGAGAAGATCGCTCTCCTTCCACCTGAAGAGCAGGCACTTATTCTTAACGGATTTGATCCTGATCAGCTTCAGTGGGACTGGACAGTGTGGGGTCGTCCCGAGCAGCAGACGCCTGAAGGCGACTGGAACATTTGGGCATTCATCGCAGGTCGCGGTGCTGGTAAAACTCGCACCGCTGCAGAGTGGGTTCGCGAGACGGCGAAGCATACTACCGAGGGTCAACGTCGCTTTGCGCTCGTTGCTCGTACTGCGGCTGACGTTCGTGACGTTATCGTTGAAGGCGAGTCTGGAATCATTAACGTGACGCCGCCAAGCGAGCGCCCGCTGTATGAACCGTCAAAGCGTAGACTAACCTGGCCTAACGGAAACACCGCAACTTGTTTTACAGCTGATGAGCCAGATTCACTTCGTGGACCGCAATTTACTCACGCCTGGGGTGACGAGGTTGCTGCCTGGCGTCAAACTCCAGACGCAGCTGGCATGACCGCGTTTGATAACCTACGTGTTGGAACTCGTCTCGGCAGTGTTCCTAAGATCATGGTTACAACAACTCCAAAGAGAGTTCCTCTTCTTTATCAGCTTATGAACGAGGCCGAGAAAACTGGCAAGGTTGTAATTACACGTGGATCTACTCTCGACAACTCCGGTAATCTCTCTAGCGCATATCTAGACGCCATTCAAGGTGTATACGCAGGGACGCGTCTAGCTCGTCAGGAACTATACGGAGAAATGCTTGATCAGGTAGAGGGAGCGCTTTGGACCGACGAGTTAATTGAACGAAATCGTGAAACAGCATTCCCACAGGGAGTTCCACTGCGTTGTATTGGTGTTGACCCATCGGTCGCAGAAAATCCGCGCGATGAATGTGGAATCGTTGTTGTTGCATCAACTGGCGATCGAGATTTGTATAAGCGCAACGCGTGGGTTCTTGAGGACGCATCAGTTCTTGGCTCTCCAACTGTTTGGGCAGAGAAGGTTGTGCAGATGGCACGCAAGTGGGGTTGCCCGGTTATCGCTGAGGTAAACCAAGGTGGAGCACTCGTTAAGAATGCGATTCACACAATTGATCCTTCTGTAAAGGTCTTAGAGGTTCACTCTAAGTATGGCAAGCAACTACGTGCAGAGCCAATTACGCTCGCATATGAGCAAGGCCGTGTTCATCACATTGGATATCTCGCAGATCTAGAGAGCCAGATGATCTCGTGGATTCCCGGCGAGGGCAAGTCGCCAGACCGTGTTGACGCACTTGTTCACGCACTAACAGCGCTCCTCATTAAACCTCCCGCTGGTTTCCACGGAGGAAAGCTTACAGCCCGCTCAGTCGCGCACCGCAAGATTCCTGGAATTAAAAATGGAGGTTTTCGTGTCAGATAAATTGTATCCAATACCAAGGGGTGCGCAGGCAGAGGGAGTTCTCGGTCTTAAGTGGCGAGAGGAACTTAACCGAGGCGGAACAGACGTTGGTCTTAATACCGCAAGCATTCTTGCCAAGGGTGATCCCATTGGCATAGAAAAAGTTCGCCACATCGCAAAATACTTTCCGCGCCACGAGATTGACAAGAACGCGATTGGCTACCGGCAGGGAGAAAAAGGTTTTCCATCAAGAGGACGTATCGCCTGGGCACTTTGGGGTGGAGATCCTGGCTGGGTCTGGGCAAAGAAGATCGTAGAACAAGAAAATAAAAGAATAAAAGAATGCACGTAACTTCTCAAGCTTAAACAGTTAACAGTGTACAAAGCGTGGTATCGTGTACCTTATGGAAGAGAAGCGCACGCCTGCTCGTAAGCAGTCGCTACCTAAGACAGAGGTAGAGTTTCTTTCCACGTTGTTTGATCAAAATCTCTACAACCGCATATTAACGCTTTACTCCCAAGGCTGGACGCTTCAGTCTATCGGAGACTCGTTTAATCCTCCGCGAACAAGAACTACAATTCGCTATTGGGTCGGTCGTGCAGATACAACACACGTGCCTAGTCATGTAACTATTCCAACTCCTAAAAAGAAGGTTCAAGGATATGTATCACGTCGTCCAGTATCTCCAGGTATTAGCTCGTCGGATCGCGCTCATATTGAGGCGCTTTCTCCGCTAGCTCGTCGCTATCGCTCAAAGATGGTTCCCAGCTCTCCGCAGGCAGTCGCCAACGATGAGCTTACACAATTTTGCCTAGACCTTATCTCTCAAAACGTGACAGTTAAGCAATTAGCCGAGGCGGCAGGTGTTACCTACCGCGCAATGGCACGAAGACTAGGAAGGTAAGACAATGCAGATCAAGCATGATGTATTCCCCGCGTTTGTTGGAGTTGCCCAGGTTGATCTTGGGCTTGAAACGTTACAGGATCTTAAGTCCGCGCCGATTACCCCTGGCGCCTATCAGGTAACAAAGGCTCGCATCGTCGTAATGGACGACCACGTTCTCGTCGCAGTTGACGGAAACGATGGCCCAATGATTATCTTTAGAGAAGCATACTCCGAGTTTCACAAGTCAAACGTCCCAACCGAGGACTCATACATCAAAACCGTGTCTGGAAAGATGCTGGCCTACAAGAAGGATGCCAACTGCGGTTGCGGATCTCGTCTTCGTAGCTGGAATCCGTACAAGCACGTCTACTCAGTAAAGGATCCATCACAATGAATATAGATCTAGCCCACGTTGTTATCTTGTCACTTGCAGTCTACCGAATCACACGCCTAATTGTAGAGGACATTGTCCTCGAGAAGGCACGTAACCTAGTCTGGAGTAAGTTTCCACACACCCACGGCCTAGGCTATCTCATCACCTGCTACTGGTGCACGAGCTTTTGGGTCTCATCACTTATCGTGATTGCCTATACTATAGTACCTGTAGCAGTAGTTGCGGTAGGCCTTGTTATGGCCCTATCAGCAATCACTGGACTGATAGCCGCGTGGTTGGAAAAGTAATGTCCAATCATTCCGTTAGCCAACGACGAGGAGTAGACTATGGGTGTATTTAGCAAGAACGAAGGTCAAGGCGCTAACCGTGCTTCCCGTCGTCGCGTAGCTCAAGCTCTTCGCACATCAACCGGTGCATCAGCTCCTCTTAGCTCACTTCTTAACATTCCGGCTGGCTCTGCTCAGTCTGTTAACTACTCTGCGCCACGTGCGCTTACCGCCGCAGCAACGCAAATTCAGCTCAACGATAAGGGTGAGGCTGCTCAATTTAGAGATCGTCGAGTTGGCGGATCTTCATCTTGGCAGTCTGAGGCATGGGAATACTACGACGCAATAGGTGAGATCAAGTACGCGTTTAACCTAGTCGCATCTGTTGTATCTCGTATTCGTCTCTACCCAGCGGTTGTTCTAAATCCTTCCGATACTCCTTCACCAATTCGCGCGACAGGAACTATCGACGAGCGTCTATCATCTGCCGCTGAACGTGCCATCACACGTTTAGACTCCGCATACGGCGGACAGGCTGGTCTTCTAAGAGATGCAGCGCTTAATATTTCAGTCACAGGCGAGTGCTATCTCGTTCAAATTCCAGAGCGCATTGGTCACGGACTTCCTGAGACATGGGACATTCGCTCAACAGACGAAGTTCAAGTTGATCAAAAGGGTAAGTACATGGTTACCCCACGTCGTCAAATTAGCTCGTCAACCGGCAGCAAGCCTGGTGCAATCATGCTTCCACCAAATGCATTTGTTGGTCGTATCTGGAGAGCTCACCCACGCTACTCTGATGAGGCTGACTCAAGTCTTCGCGGTATTCTCGATCTCTGTGCAGAGCTGCTTTTGCTCAACAGAACGTTTCGCGCAACTGCACGCTCACGCCTAAACGCAGGAGCTCTATACTTACCAGATGGTCTTTCTGTTGCAGGATCTCCTGACCCAGATTATCCATATGATGATGACACCGATCTTAACCAAGGCTATACTCCTGAGGAAGCTGCGGACGAGTTCGAGGATCAACTCATTGATGCGATGACAACTCCAATTCGCGATGAGGACTCAGCTAGCGCGGTTGTTCCACTTATCATTCGCGGACCTGCAGAGCTTGGCGATAAGATTAAGCAGTTTAAGTTTGAGCGTTCATTTGATCCAATGCTTGCTGAGCGTGCAGATCGCGTCCTCGAGCGTATCCTACAGGGACTCGATGTTCCAAAGGATATTGTCACAGGGCTCGCAAACGTAAAGTACTCTAACGCGGTTCAAATTGACGAGTCTCTATATAAGGCTCACATTGAGCCACTGATGCTTCTCATCGTAGATGCAATCACTGTTGTCTACCTACGTCCTTATCTTATTGCTCAAGGCTTTGAACCAGACCAGGTTGAAAAGATCTGCGTTTGGTATGACCCATCACAGGTCGCTACACGCAACGACCGTGCACAGGATGCAGACGCTGGACTTGACCGTATGGCCGTCTCGCTTGAGGCATGGCGTCGCGCTCACGGATTCTCAGAGATGGACGCACCTGAGCCAACAGAAATTGCACTTCGCATGCTAATGGAGAAGGGTGTTATCACACCTGAGCTTACAGAGGCAATGCTTGGCGCAGTTGCACCAGAAGTTATGAAGGCAACGCGTATGTCTAGCCAAGCCTCATCACTCGCGCCAATTCCGCCAGAGGTTGAAAGACTTCTTAAGGGACCACAGGCAACTAGCTCTGAAGCTCCTGCCGAGGAGATTGCACCACAAGAAGAAACACCTACACAGGAAGGAACACCTCAATAATGGCACACATGGATATGGATATGATGGAAAGTTCAATGGAAAGTTCAATGGGAAGTCAAAGTCTCGCTGAAAATCTTGCAGAGTGTCTATCAAACACAGTTGTATGGAAGTTCAAGACACACGGATTCCACTGGAACGTAAAAGGTCCAGACTTTAGAGAATTTCACAAATTCTTTGGAACGCTCTACAAAGACGCTGAAGAAGCTATTGATCCACTTGGAGAGCTTATTCTTACTCGCGGCGGTGTTGCTCCATCAAAGCTTTTTGAGTTTGCAAAGATGAGCTCCATCGTTGACACAGACTGTGGATCAGACCCAATGGCAATGCTCGCAGATGCACGCAAGGCAAACGAAGTTCTTATTGAATGCCTGAATGAGACATTTGCTTCAGCTTCAGCAACAGCAACTAATGATCAAGGTGTTGCAAACTTTATTGCAGACCGCGTAGCAGCTCACTCTAAGTGGAACTGGCAGATCTCTGCGTTCCTCGGAATGTCTGCAACAGACAAGATGTCA